CCGTGCGCGCATTTTCAAGAGGAGGCCTAGATGGCCAAGAAGCATGAACTCCGCCAGGCGCTGGGCAAGGCGGTCGACGAACTCGAGGCAATGGCTGGAAAGTCGGAAGCCGAGGGTTTCAAACAGGACGTCTATGACGCCCTGAAGGAAAAGATCGAGGATCTCAAGAAGCAGCTAGCCCGTGTCGAGGATGCAGAGAAGATCGCTGCAAATCTGGCGACACCGGTTCCTGGCCAGGAGCGCATGACGCCGCGCGCGCCAGCGAAGGCGCACAAGCTCTACTCATCCATCAAGAACTTCAAGGACAAGGAAGTTGATGGTCAGATGGTCCGCGCCGTGGACCAGGCCTACACGGCTGGCATGTGGTTCAAGGCGACGATCTTCGGTAATGCCGAAGCGATCGACTGGTGCAAGTCGCACGGGATCTCTGTCACGAAGGCGCAGGGCGAAGGCGTCGACTCTGCTGGCGGGTTCCTCGTGCCAGAAGAGCTGATGGCCAACATCATCGTGCTTCGTGAAGAGTTCGGCGTGTTCCGCAAGGAATGCCAGGTCGTGCCGATGGGCAGCGACACTCTGAACTGGCCGCGTCGTACCGGCGGCCTCACCGCATCGTTCACCGGTGAGAACACGGCGATCGCCGAATCCCAGGCCGCATGGGACAACATCAACCTTACGGCGAAGAAGCTCGGCGCGCTCACGCGTATGTCGAACGAAATCTCCGAGGATGCTGTTATCTCCGTTGCAGACTGGCTCGTTGGCGAAATCGCCTATGCCTTCGCATCGAAGGAAGACGATTGCGGCTTTAACGGCGACGGCACGTCGACGTATGGCGGCATCCGCGGTGTGACGGTAATCGCCACAGACGCCAACCACACGGCGAACAAGGTCACAGCATCCAGCGCCACGTTGACATCGCTGGTCCTGAAGGACCTGACGGGTCTGATGGGAAACCTGCCGCAATACGCTCTGCCGGGCGCAAAATGGTACATGTCGCAGCAGATGTTCTACACCGTGGTCGCGACGATCACGGCAGGCGCGGGCGGCAACCGTCTCGACATTCTGACGAACCCGATCGAACCCCGTCTGCTCGGGTTCCCGGTCGTGTTCGCGCAGAAGCTTCCCGTCGCGGCACCTGGCTCCGGCAAGGTCCAGTTCCTGTTCGGAGATCTCGCCAAGGCTGCGGCTCTGGGCGAACGCCGTGGCGTGACGATCAAGCGTTCCGATCACCGTTACTTCGAGAACGACCAGATCGGACTGCTTGGCACCGAGCGCTTCGACATCAACGTCCACGATATGGGCGACACGTCGGTCGCTGGCCCTCTGGTGTCGATGGTCTCGCCGTAATCGAGCACTCGACTTCCCCCTAGGAACGCGCCGAACGGGTTCGGCGCGCGCCTCTTCTTCATTCAATTGGTTAGGAGAAAAACATGCTTCCCGCAAGTAAACTGGTGCTCGACTCGGTGACCGGTTCCGGCTCGGCGACGAACGCAGGAACATTCACGTCGGCAAACATCGACACTCTCGGCGTCGACTTCGTGACGATCGACGTTAGCGCCACAACGCAATCTGCTTCCACTCAGGCGGGCTCTCCGTCCGTCCTGAAGCTGCAGGAGTGCGACACGACCGTTGTGACGTCCTTTGCCGACATCGTTGGCTTCCGCGGCGGCTCCGCCGCGGCGACCAACGTCGACTTCGTCGTTGGGATCGGCAAGACGTCAGGCGTGAACGCCTACAAGTTCGACGTCGATTGCCGCAATCGCAAGCGCTATCTGAACGTTGTGATCTCGCCGACGACCACGCAGACGTTCAACGTCAATGCCAACGGCTTCCGCAACGAGCAAGCGCCCGTAACGGCCGCCAAGGCCGGCGTTCTCTCGCTCGTCCAGGGTTAATCGTATTCGGGCCGACACCCGAAGCGAAAGTCAGCGCTGATTAGACGGTGCGGGGTGTCGGCCCCGCACCGTTGCCTCCCGACAGAGGAAAATTCCCGATATGTTGAAGCTAGATCTTGGAGCCGGGGAGATGTCTCCTCCCGGCTTCATTCCGGTTGGCCGCGCGCATGGCTCAGAAATCTTCCCGCTGCCTTATGGCGACGAGACGGTTGACGAACTGAGGGCGTCACACGTCCTTGAGCATTTCTCTCACCGTCAACTCGACGCGGTGATCAAGGACTGGGTTCGGGCGCTCAAGAAGGGCGGCCGCCTTCGTGTCGCGGTCCCCGACTTCGACAAGATCGCCGAGGATTATCGCGCCGGCAAGCAGGGTCCACATGAGAGCTATCTCATGGGCGGCCAGACGGACGCCGACGACTTCCACAAGTCGCTGTTCGATCGCGACCGGCTTCGCAAGCTGTTCGCAGACGCCGGCCTTGTCCTATTGCGACCGTGGAAATCTGAAATCGAGGATTGCGCCGCCTATCCGATCTCTCTGAATCTCGAGGGCTCGAAGCCTTTCATGCCGGAGATCAAAGTCTCTGGCGCGATGAGCGTTCCGCGCCTCGGCTTCATGGAGAATATGTTCTGTGCGATCGAAGCGGTCATTCCCTGCAGCGTGAAACTCCGCAAACACGGAGGCGCGTTCTGGGGACAGTCGATGACCAATGTCATCGAACGAATTCTCGCCGAGGACGAGTCAGACGCGATCCTCACGATCGACTACGATTCGATCTTTCTGCCGAAGCATCTCGCGCACCTGATGCAGCTGATGATGCTTCATCCGGAAATTGACGCGCTCGCGCCGATTCAATCGTCGCGACATTTGAAAACGACACTGTTTACGGTCAAGGGAACGGAAGGCGATAATTCGCCGTCGATCCCGCGCACGCAGTTCGACGCCGACACCGTACCGGTATCGACCGCGCACTTCGGGCTAACACTCATTCGAACGGCAAAGCTTCGCGAGCTGCCAAAGCCGTGGTTCCTGCCAATGCCGTCGCCGAATGGCGATTGGCATGATGGTAAAGTCGACGAGGACATCAACTTCTGGCGAAAATGGGAGCAGGCCGGAAACTCATTGCACCTAGCAAGCCGCGTCGCGATCGGTCACGCGGAGCTCCTCGTGAAATGGCCCGACGTAAATCTCGAGGGCTTTTTTCAATCGATGGCAGACTTCCAGAATAAGGGCGTTCCTGAGGGAACGTGGATATGAAAACCGCCCTGATCACCGGCATTACCGGCCAAGACGGATCGTATCTCGCGGAGCTGCTGCTCGAGAAGGGCTACGAAGTCCACGGCATCGTCCGCCGCATATCGCAGCCAAACCTCTCGAACTTGTCGTCGGTCGTCGATCGCGTGACGTTGCATACCGGCGATATGTCGGACAGTTCAAGTCTGTTTCGCATCATCAGCAACGTTCTGCCGGACGAGATTTACAACCTCGCGGCCATGAGCCAGGTCAAAGATTCGTACGACCAGCCAGAAGTCACGCAGGACATCAACGCTACTGGCCTGCTCCGGATCATGGAGACATGCCGGAATATCGGTCTCGACCATACGAAAATCTATCAGGCCTGCTCGAGCGAGATGTTTGGCAAGGTCAAAGAGTCGCCACAGAACGAGACGATGGCGTTCTATCCGCGATCGCCGTACGGAGCATCAAAGGTCGCCGCATTTAATCACGCCAAGGTGTGGCGCGAGGCGTACGGCACGCGCGTCTATTGCGGCATTCTATTCAATCACGAGAGCCCGCGGCGCGGCGAAGCGTTCCTTAGCCGCAAGGTGTGTAAGGCGGTCGCAGAGATCGCCGCTGGGCGACGTGACAAGCTGAAGCTCGGCAATCTTGAGGCGCGACGCGACTGGGGCTATGCCAAGGAATACGTCGCGTGGATCCACGCGATTATGCAGCACGACGTACCGGACGATTTCGTCATCGCGACCGGTGAACAGCATTCTGTTCGTGAATTCGTTGAAGCGGCTTTCGCGCACGCCGGAATCGTCGGCTGGGAAAACTACGTCGAGTACGATCGCGATCTGACCAGGCCGGCCGAGGTTGATCTGCTGTGCGGCGATGCGAGCAAGAGTAAGCGCGTTCTTGGCTTTGAGCCGAAGGTGCACTTCCAAGAGCTCGTGGAAATCATGGTCGACGCGGAGATGGCGAAACTCCAGACCGTGCACAGCGATGAGCGTCGCGATCTCGAAAGTTTTCCCGACGCAAAGCTCATCAGAGCAAAGAAAGACACCGTGGTCGGTCAGCACTTCCACAAGCTGAAGGAAGAGAAGTTCATGCTGTCAGAAGGCAGCGTAGAGCTTCGTCTTGGCCAACCAGCCGAACGCATTCCGATGCGCATCGGGCAGATCTATTCCGTGAAGCCTGGGCTCTATCACGAATTCCACATGACAAAGGGCAGCGTGATGATCGGGCTCAATTCCCGGCCTTACGATCCCTCCGACGACTACAGGCTCGAACCGAGCGCCTCACTTAATTTGGGAGTCGATTGATGGCTGGCCTGTCTGACTATTCGGCGAAAGCGCTCCTGAATTACATCACGGGTCAGCTCGCGGAGGCTGCGCTTCCTGCTGTCTGGCTTGCTCTCTTTACGACGGCACCGACAGACGCGGGCACCGGCGGCACAGAAGTTTCTGGCGGGTCTTACGCCCGCGTACAGGTTGCTGGCACAGCGACGACCAACAACACCACGGCAAGCGGCAACGCGACGCTGCACTTCGCGTCGACGCCTTCCTGGATTGTTGCGGGAATGTCCGTGACGGACCAGACATCCGGGTCGGTCATTCCCGCTGCCACAACTGTCCTCTCAGTTACCGGCACGACCGTCGTCATGTCGGCGAACGCGACAGGCGGTGGTGTTGGCAATGGCGACACGATCGTCTTCTCCGCGTTCACGCCGGCGACAGGCTCGGCGCCTTCGACGATCACCAATGGCTCGGTAGTTACCTTCGCTACGCCGACCGCATCCTGGGGCAACGTGCTTGCGTTCGGCCTCTATGACGCATCGAGCTCGGGAAATCTCCTCGCCTGGGACTATCTCGGCAACTTCAACTGGCTACCGTGCACGGTCTCGAGCGCATCGCCTGGCGTCATCACTGCCAAGGCGCACGGGATGTCAGTCAACGACAACTGCATTTTTTCGACGGAATTCGGTGGCACGGCCCCTTCATTCTCGCAGTCGAACTTCACTGGCACGCTCGTGGTCGCTCACGCAGCGACAGATACGCTCGACGTGACCAACGCCGCGACGGCCGTTAACACGTCGTCGACCGGCTCGGGCATGATCCGCAAGATCACGGTCCAGACCATTTCCACCAGCGTTGTCGCAAGCTTTGCCGCGAGCCAGTTGACGGTCAACTCGGCTTAAGATGGCGATCACGAAGCGCGTCATCATCCTCGAAAAAATCAGTAACTCGCCGCTGGTTTTTCGCTACGCAATGTGGGCGGACGTGCCGCTAGCGCGCCAGCCATTCTATGCGGTTCAGCAAGCAAGCGCTGTCTCAGCATGGAAGGACGCGGCGGCTGCCGATAACACCGCGATCCAGTCCGGCGCCGTCACAGAAGTTGTCGACACGATCAACCTGACGCAGGCGCAAACTGTTGCGGACGCGCAAGCAGCACTGCAGGCGATCTGGACGGCGTTCCAGGCACGGATCAACAACTATGATCCCTGGCAGCGCTACGGCACGTTCATGGACACGACGAATAGCTGGACGGCCGGCGGTGTCGCGTGAGCACGGTCAGCGCAAAGTACGCAACGTCGACAGCAATCACGATCTCGACGGCTCTTAATTCGCTGGCGACTGGATCCGCAGCACAACTTGGTTCGATCGACAACGGCACAAACCTCTATCTCGACGCGATGGTGTCGCTATACATCGTTCTCGGAACGGTGGCCTCACCCAAGTACATCAACATCTGGGCGGCGGCGTCGGAAGACGGAACGACGTTCACAGGCGATAGCGCGACGACCGATGCTTACACGGGCACTGCCGGATCGATCACGCTTGGATCTCCAACATCGTTCTTCGGACCTTTCTTCTTTCCGACGCAACAGTCATCAGTGAATGCGCAGATCATCATTCCATCGATGCGCGATATGTTCGGCGGGCTTGTGCTGCCGCGCAAATGGGGCCTGATCGTGGAGAATCAGAGCGGTGCGGCGTTTGCCTCGTCGGGACACAGCGCGTCGTATACTGGCGTCCAGCTGACCAACGCCTAGGAGGGCTTCATGGCCCTTCTGAAGCGCGCGAATCCAGGCATCTCGATCAACCGGCAGCATCCCGCCGCAGATCAGCTGCAATTTCTCGCCATGACGGAAAATGGCGGGCAGATGGTTGATCTAGTTCGCAAGCTAAAGGGTACGTCCGCCGGGAGTGCGTCAACATCACAGGACGCAATCATCGGGCGCGCGACAAATCTCAATACCGGCACAACCACCGATGTCGAATTCGCTGGCTACAAGACCGCCGCTCAATCCTATGTGACCGCCGCTGCACTCGTGAAAGTAACGGCGCTTCCGAGCGCAGTTTGCTGGTTGCTGTCGGACAATGTTCCCGCGACGAGTGGAATGGGGCTTGGTCTTTCGTCGGCGAACAAATTTCGCATCGTCGGAAACTCTGCGGTGCCAGCGCTGGCCGCAAACGCTGTAGTAGCCGGAGGCATCTATTTCGTTGCCGGCAGTATGCACATCAACGCTGCGAACAACCCGGGAGTTCTTGTTTACCGGCGTCTTGATGCTACTGGCTTTGAAGCTGTTTCGACTACGACCACTCCCACGGCGATGACGCCATCTGGCACGATCACATTGGGGAAAAAAAGCAGCACCGCATTTTGGCCTGGCGACATCGCTTGGGCGCTTCTTTCCTATAGCTACACGTCGATTGAAGAACTCGTCCGCTGGTCACGCGATCCGTGGTCGATCTTCTTTCGCGGACGCGACTGGGCGTCTTATTCGTCGGCCTCTTCTGCTGCGACGGCAGCCTTGTCGGCGGCAATGGCGATGCGGACACAGGCGCTCGCTGGCCCGTCAGTGAAAGCCTCAATCGCGGCTCTATCGTCGCCGCGTTTGCATCTCCTGGACGGCATGTCGCAATCCGTCGCGCTCAAAGGCGCGAGCATTGCTGAGACAACAGGCCGTGCTGGCGCGGCGTACTCGAGCGGGCTTAAAGCAATAGGCACGATCCAGTCGAAGGAGAAGGCTGGAGCGTCCGTCGTCACCGGGTTGTTGGCTCAAGCGTCGGCTCAGGCAAAGGCCAAGGCCAGCCCTTCTCTGGCTGTTGGCTTGAAGGGCGCCACCTCTGCGATCGTCCATGCTGGCGCGGGTTTCTCTGGCGCGGTTGCGATCGCCGGCAAGATCAGCACGCAGGCCAAAGCTCAGGCAGGCGCAGCATTCGGAATCGCGCTAGGCGGCGTCATTCGCGCCGGATCAGCTCTGCGTGCTACGCCGTTCCTGTCCACAAGCCTCGCAGCTGTCTCGTCAAGCTTCGTGCATTTGCGCGCCAGTTCTCTCGGTGCCATCGCGCTTGTGGCGAGGAGCTCCGTTCAGGTGCGCGCCGCAGCCCACCCGGTCTTTTCGATAGCGCTCAATGCGGCAACGTCAGTGCGCACTAGCGCTGCTGCAGCGACTGCCACTCGTGTGGCTATAGCCGCTGCGACGTTTCTAAAGGCGACCGCCAATGCGCTGATCCACGTGACGGGCGGGTTCACGATCATTCAGAAGCCCCGTATGAGCGGGGTTGACGCGCAGGCCAATCTCTCGGGCACGAAAACGAACGCCAATCTCTCCGGGACCAAACCCCCGGTTGATCTCGACGGGGAGATTGATCAGTGACCGCGAGCGCACAGGACTTTAACGTCTACGCCGGCGACGACGCATTGCCGATCTTCACGGTTACCGATGGCGCGACGCCGCCGAATCCGATCCCGCTGCAAACTGCGGCGGAGATCGAATGGATTGCGTACAAGGACACATCGCTCGCTTCGGCGCTGACGAAGAAGAAATCGACGGGCGGCGTATCGTTCGTCACTGACGGATCCAACGGGCAGATCAAAGTCGCGATCAGCAACGCTGACACTGCTCCGCTGGACGGCTGGTTTTTTCACTCGGCCGTTGTGACGGATTCGAACGGCAATAAAACTACCTTCGAAGTCGGACGGATGGCGGTTCTTCAACGCGGGACGCTGTGATGCGAAACATCGTCATAACGACGGTTGTGACGCCGGCGGTCTCCACAGATCTGACGACGCTGCTCAACCTTAAATCGGAGCTCAAGCTTTCCGGTTCTGTGCCTGCCGACGATATCTACCTCCGTCGGGCAATCAAGCAGGCGACTGCAAGCGCGCAGAACTTCTGCAATCGCGTGTTCGCGCAACAGACCTATCAGGATCTGATCCAGGTCCGTCCGCGCCACTACACCTATCCGAACTTTCTGCCGAACAGGCGCGACTCCTATCTCGTCAGCAACGGTCCGCTTGTGAGCGTGACGAGCGTGAACGAGAACGGAACGGTGCTGGTCGCTGGGACGGACTTCGAAGTCGACGTCGCCAACGGAATTCTCTATCGACTCGATTCATTCGGAAATCCGACGGACTGGGTCACCTTTCCGCTCACCATCATTTATGTCGGCGGCTACACGCTCCCGCCGGCTAATCCATCGACGCTTCCGCCAGATCTCGAAGACGCCGTCATACGCATGATCAAATCGAAATGGTTCGCGCGCGATCGCGATCCGATGCTGAAGGAAGAGGACATCGCCGGAATAGGACGCGAGGTCTACTGGATCGGCGCGCCCGGCGACGGAAGCATGACGCCGGATGTGACGGACATTCTCGATAACTATCGAATTCCGGCGATCGGCTAATGGCGATCGGATCATCGCGGTGGCGCGATGCGCTCACCAATCGGCTCGCGAGAGTTGGCCAAGACGTCACCTTCACCCGCACGGATGTCACTGGCGCGAAGCTTTTCGTCACGAGCCGCGCCTTTTGCCGTCGGACGAATGCCCATGAGGCGGTCACCGGCTTTCATCCGTCACAAATCCAGA